GGAAGGCAGATTGACACCCCAGGCATCACTATACTCATTGAAACACTGCGAAAATTGGGTGGCAAAGATTACGCAGATTCAGTCACAAAGAAATTAATTGATGATTCTAAGCCCTGAAAAATTACCTGATCCGGGTGTATTAGCCGATATGCTTAGATCCAACCTGTCCCCGGAGGCGCTTGACTATCTCAAATCGCAATGCGGATATATGTCATATCAAGCCGACCCTGTGGGTTTCGGGGAGAAAGTCCTGGGCGAAACATATACCGACGAAGTCAAGATATTGATGGAATCAGTTCGAGATTACCCGATTACCATTGCTGTCTCAGCCACGGGAACCGGGAAAACCCATTCAGCCGCCAGGATTGCCACATGGTTCTACAAGGCTTATCCCCAAGCGAAAGTATTCACCGCAGCCGCACCACCGATTGACAATCTCGAAACCCTACTTTGGGGTGAAATCGGCAACGTAGTCCGAAAAAACAAGAAGATGTTTGCCAGCGATTACATTACCCGCTTGAGTATATCTTCAACGCCTCCACTCAGTTCCCAGACAATGGAAGACCTTGACGATGAAGAAGAGGTGAGTTTCATCAAGGGCGTTACGATCCCAACCTCCGGCACGTCACATGAAAGAGAGTCCAAATTCAGTGGAAAACACGCACCCAATATGCTGTTTATCTTTGACGAAGGGGATGCGGTTCCAGACGAGGTTTACAAGGGTTCTGACGGTTGCATGTCCGGCGGTCATGTGCGGATGTTGATTATGTTCAATCCCAAGGCTCAAATTGGGGAAGCATACAGGAAAATCAGGGACGGTCAGGCTAATGTGGTCTATCTATCGGCATTCGGACATCCAAACGTAATTACCGGGGAAGATGTTGTTCCCGGTGCTGTTACCCGAGAGACTACAGTTAGGCGTATCAATGAATGGTGCCGGCCGTTAGCTGATGATGAAGTACCTGACAATGAATGCTTTGAATTGCCTGAATTTTTAGCCGATACAGTTGCAAAAAGTCATGCAGGGAAAGAATATCTACCGTTGAAGGCCGGACACTACAAAATCATGGAGCCGTCTTTTTCGTACATGGTTTTGGGTCGATACCCGGCAAAGGGGAGCAACCAATTAATATCAACAGCCTGGATTTCGGCAGCAAGGGCAAGATGGGATGCGTATGTCGCAGAGCATGGAGAAGTCCCGCCACAAGGTACAGCCGCAATCATGGGCCAGGACGTCGCCGAGTTTGGAACTGATTCTAACTGCACCTGCTTTCGCTATGGCGGTTATGTCGAGCGATTTCTGACGTGGGACGGTGTTGATCCACTTGTTACCGGGGATCGAGCGGCTGCGGAAATGAAAAAGCGGGATGTGGCAGAGTGTAACGTGGATGCTACGGGTGTGGGATCAGGCACGGCTCCGCAAATGGCCAGGAATGGTTGCATCAATGTCTATCCGATCAAGACCGCATGCAGGCCTACGTTTGAGATCGAAATCGGTGAGTTCAAGATTTTAAGGGATCAGATGTGGTGGTCGGTCAGGGAGTGGTTAAGAGCAGATCCAGGGTCAATGTTGCCACCGGATGAGATACTTCTTGAAGAGTTGGCGACACCGACATACGAGGTGATGAACGGCAAGATCGAAGTTATGAAAAAAGATGTGATGAAAGAAGCACTTAAACGATCACCAGACCGGGCAGATGCGTTGTGTCTGACTTTCGTTGAACATGACAGGTTGATTGATCCGATGGATTTGGCGAATATGCCGGAAAGGGCATAGAAGAGAAACCATGAAAATAGAAAAACCAACAACCGCAATCCTAAACGAAGATCAAAGCGTTACGCTGTATTTTGATTTTGACGATGAGGCATTGCTATACCCGCAAGCCGAGTTTGATATTCGCGGCGGCATCTGTTGGCCGGTTACATTCAGAAAAGATGGATATGTTGATTCACAGGGACATATCGTTGTTGCCGGAAAGAACTTGAGAACGGGTGTTGTCACGATATTCGAGCAGCAACAGTTTTTGGTTGTGGAGCCGATTGTTGATCAGGAAACGCAGAAAATTACCTATTCGGGAATTTCCAACTTCTTCAACAATGCGTTCTCGAATTATTACTGCCGGAAATACTACTGGCACCAGAATTTTGAGTTCTCAAAAAAATGGCGGTTGGATGTTTTGCGCTCCCAGGCGATAGGGGCAAAACCCCAATTGGTCGAAGTGCCATGGGGAGAGGATCAGGACGCAGAGCATTTAATTTGGGCAAAGATTAAGCAACGATTATTGCGGCACGATATAAATGCGGAATTGTACAATCAGCTTCAACACATCAAGCAGGACGACAAGAAAAAGCAGATATTGCCTGCGGTTAGAGCCCTGCAATGTGTTTTAATGGGGTTTGAGCGGTTTCCACTGAGGAGAAGGGATACTAATGCCTAACAGACCACCACCATCAGAATTATCAAGCCTTGGATATTATATAAAGGATACCCTTTTCGAGAATTGGCGAAGGGAACGACAAAGCATTGAAATTGAAATGCAGACAAACCTGGACGCTTTCAATGCGGTTGTAACTGGTGATTTCTGGAAGCAAGGCGAGACTGAAGGGTGGAGGTCAGACACTTTCGTACAAATTACGAAAATGAAGGTAATGACTGCCTATTCAATGATTATTGACATCCTTCTGCAAGGTGGAAAGATACCGTTCACGCTCAAACCCTCACCGTGGGATTCTGTAATGTTTGAAGATTTGCCCGACGAACAGCGTAGGCAGATTGAAGACTCTATTGACGATATGAAGGGTCTTATTCAGCAGCAGCTTGTTGATTGTCATGCAGATAGGCAACTGATGAAAACCGTTATGGCCGCCGCCATCTATGGTGAAACCTACGCAAAATATTATGTGCATGAGGTTGAAAGGACTGGATTTCAACCAACAGAATATGACCAATGGGAACCCTACCGCAACATTGTTACATCTCCTGCTTTTGAATATGTATCCAATTGGGCGATTTATCGTGATCTTGAAACCGAGGATTTACAGGCAGGGCAAGGAATAATCCAACGTAGCATGATTTCACCTTATGAACTGCGACAGAAGATGGGTGGTAATGGATATTGGATTGACGAAGCTATTGAGCGAGCGATTGCCGAAGCCGATGAGCCGTCACAGACATTGGCATCAACAGACACAAGCACCTTGCCTCCTGGACTTAGGAATATTCAGCACCGGCACAAGACTATGGAAAGTTTTGAGTTTTGGGGTCGTGCACCACGTGTATTGGTCGAGCAGTTTGAAAATGAATTGAAGCGAAAGGGTGCGACAAAAGAGGCCTCTATACAGATGTTTGACTTTCTTGATTACGAACATGACGGTAACGAGGCCGAGATAATGGTTGTCATGGCTGATGATGAAATCGTGCGGTATTCAAGAAATAAACCGAACTCAAGGCCATACTATCGAACAGTATGGGAGATTGCACTTGACGAAACATCAGGCACAGGGGTTCCGAAGAATCTTAGATCTGTTCAGAAGGTTATTAATGGTGCAATTCGGGCGTTTGAAGATAATAAGAAACTTTCAGCAAACGTAATGGCCGCAGTCAAGCGTCAATATATTCCGAATTGGGATGGAACCTTTAAGCCTGGTCTTGAAATTGAGCTTTCAGATGAATGTGACGATGCAAGAAAAGCTATCCAGCAAGTTATCATTCAGGATGTAGGCCAAACTCTTCTTGACCTGGTCGGTATCTTTGAACGTTATGCCGATGAAGGCTCACAGCTTCCAAAAATAATGCAAGGCGTAACGCATGACAAGCAAAGGCCAGATACATTGGGCGAATTGACTATGCTTCAGGCCAATGCCGGAAAATATCTTGGCGGAGTTATCAAGAATTTTGACGAGGGCTTAATCGAACCGGTTATTACTGATTTCTACAAATACAATATGTCAGACCCTGAAATTCAAAAGGGTAAAGGTAATTATGTTGCCAAACCACTTGGATTTACGAGTTTTCAAAACCAAGTTGTTCGACTGCAAAAAATGATGCAGGGATTGAATCTTGTCATGTCCTCGGAGGTATTGATGGCCGAAACCAAGGTCCGAGAAGTTCTTGAGGAAATCTGGAAAGCCTTTGATATTGACACGGGCCAGGTGATGAAAACCCCTGAAGAAAAGCAGGCAGAAGCACAACAGGCGGCAGAGATGCAAGCACAGGCCGAAGCCAAGGAACGCCAAATGATTCAAGAGCAAATGGCAATGGCAGAAGCGGCTAAACAGCAGGATCACCAACGTAATATGCAAGAGCTTCAAGTCAAGATTCAGGGCGATATCCAGAAGGTAGAGGAGAAGTTTGAAGGTGATTTGGTGTTGAAAAAGTTGGATCAGCAAAATAAGCCGGAGAAGAAAGAGAAGGTGGCAGATTGATAGATACCAAACCACCACTTCTTATGGCAAATATGGCAAAACACCCCGAGCGTGGCAAACCGATTAAGTTCAAAAGGTATGATTCTTTTCCCAAAATGGAAACTAAGAAACCCAAGGAGGTTCAAATGAGCGAAAAATACAAGATAAAACCTATTGAATGGACAAAAATTGATAAAACTGGATCAGGGCAGGCCAGAGAAGAAGAAGAAAGTGGCCTGACGGGTCTAAGTTTTAAAACACAAATGCAGAACTTTTATAAGGCTATTGAAGTAGAACTTGAAAAGTTTGTCGGTGATTTATCGACAGAAGACGTTAAAAACCGCTGCAAGAGAGTGTCTTGTGTTGGTTCTCTAAATGTAGAGCGTTGGTATTTGGACGATCAATTGCTTTTTGAGACTGAAAAAAAATATGCGGGTAATGTTTTAAAATGGGAGATTAGAAAGCCTGAATGAAACTAAATAAATACATCCCCCAAGGCCAATATTACCAACACCTTGCAGATATCCGGCAGATAGGTGTAGCCCGAGCCTTGCTTGATGGCATTGAGATCAAGAGAGATGAAATCAGAGAACAGAATGAAACAAAACCCATGATTTGTGACGAAGATATATCCAAGGACTTACGATTTAAAGCCGGTGCAATATGGGCACTCAATTGGGTTCTGAGCCTCCCGAGCGAGGCCGAAAAATATATTAACAACTTGCCAGAGGAATAAGGGAATAGAAAAATGCGAATAGAATTAGGGGATACTCTTTTTAAAGGAAAGGTTACTTTTGAGCAGGACATAGTGGCAAAGAAAGACGCTGAGATTGAAGGCTATTTGAAAGGTTCCGATTATGGAAATAAATTTTTTGTGAGTTCTGTTACTGGTTCAAACGTATCACATTATGGAACAACATGGCAGAAACCGTTTGCCAGTTTGGAATACGCACAAAACAAGTGCTCTGCGGGAGATGTTATTTTTGCATTATCGGGTCATAACACACCAATTGCTGCTGCTGCCGGTTTGGATTTAGATGTTGCTGGTATAACGATAATTTTCCTTGGAAACGGTACAAGTCATGCCAAAATTACTTTTGGTACTGATGCTGGTGCTGATATGGATATTGATGCTGCAAATATCACACTTATTCGTCCAAAATTTGCTGCTGCGATTGATTCGCTTACCGGACCGATCGACGTAAATGCAACCGATTTTACAATGATCGACGTAGAATATCACGATGCTACGGATGTCGAGACTCTGGATGCTGTCATTGCGACTTCCGGTGCTACCCGATTGAAGATAGACGGATACAAATATTTTTCCGCCACGGAAACCGGCGACCTGAAACAGAGTCATATCCAGCTTAACGGTTGCGATGATATCAGTCTGAAAAACATTGACATTAGAGGTGACTTCGCAGTTGGCTGCGTTGAGAATGTAACCGATGAAGTTCTGAATGCCAGACTTGAAAATTTCTATCTTGAGAACCTGAACGCAACTCCGCAGCCAGCCTTGGTTCTGGATGCCAATGCAACGGGAAGTTGCAAGAATGTGAATCTCAAGATTGCTTCTGGCTCAACCTATGTGAGCAACGTAGGGAAGATGAGCTGGGATGATCGTTGTGAAGGTTTCATGGGTGACGGTTATGCTGGTGAACCTTTGGGAACTGTTTTGGCTACGGGCATTGAAGGAAAAATTGACACCATTGTTGCCGACACTCGGTATATTGCAGACAACGCGCTTCCCGCTGATCCGACAGCCGATTCGCTTGCTGCGTTTCTTGCTTCTGGTGGAACAGCCTTGGGGTCTGAATTGGCAGACTCTAAATCTATCATTGATGCTATTGGGTTTGATGGTTCGGCCTTTGCAGCCGGCGGATTGGGAATGTACTTGCCTCGATGTGTTGCGAAGACGGATGGTGCTGTCCTGAATGGCGATGACGATTTATTTACCATTACAGGTGGACCAATCAGGGCGAAAATTACGGGTATTGTTACCACTCTTGTTGGAGGGGCAGCCAATGGAAAATTAACCATTACCACAACAACCCCGCCAGCTACAGTTGATCTGAATGCCGGAGCTGTAGCCATTGATAATGATGCTGCTGGAACATCTTATCGAAACGTTGGGGCAACAAGTGTGCTTACTCCTGTGACTGCTGGAATGGTGCTTATTGATCCGGTTACTGTGGAAGATACGGAACTCCTACTCCCTATTGGCACAGTAAAGTTTAATTCATCTGCTGCACAAGATGGAGTCGTAGCTTGGTATATAACTTATTGGCCGCTTAGTCCAGCCAGTACGGTCGTAGCAGCAGCTTAATTTTTTTAAAAGGAGAGTAAAAATAATGCCAGACGATATAACAGATGAAATCGCAGAGCAAGAAGACGTAAGCCCCGGCGATCCTGATGAGGCAATGGATTCTTTTCTGGAAGACGATGAGCCTGAAAAAGGTGCCGAGAAAGAGGAACCGAAAGCGACTGATGAACCAGCAGGTGATCCCGAACCGGAGAAGGCAGGCGATGACAAACACGAACCGGAAAAGAAAAAAGATGATGAGCTTGTCTATTCTGATGAAATAGATCAGCGCATAAAGACCATTGATGATGAGCCAAAACCGGAACCGGAAAAGTCTGTCAAGCAGGAAGAGCCGCCGACAGAACCGGAAAAGAAAAAGCCAGAACCACAGACCAAAGATTCTTTTGATAATTTGTCAGAAATAAAGTTGCCAGATAAGGATATCACGGTCGGGGATCTAACTATCAACCTGAAAGAATATCAGGAAGATTACCCGGAAGATTATGCAGCAATTATGGCAATTAGCAATACCATTGCCAATAGGATTGTCGAAAAACATCTTGAACCTTTGAAGAAGATTGACGATCTGAATAATATCGTAAATCATGTGGTGGCAAAACAATCGGATGCCGAATTCTGGGGAACCATTACCGATAAACATTCGGATGCCAAAGCGGTTAACGGAAGCAAGGAGTTTCTGGACTGGCTCGACAAACAGGATGCTCCGATACAGCGTATTGCTAAAAACATGGAGACACCCGAGGACGGTATCATGGTTCTGGATTACTACAAGAAAAGTGGGCTGAAATCCAAGGCTGATGATGCCGATAAAAAGGCTCGGGCGCAGAAGAAAAAAAGTGACGACCTTCACAGGGGCACGATGCGGAGCAAGGCCAATGTCAGAGTAACTGATGAAGTTAATATGGATGATGCGAGGGCGGCTTTCAATGAAGAGGACTGAAGAAAGTACGATACCGATTAATCGATCAAAGGAAATTCGTTGCACGAACATCATACAGCATGGTCGGAGGAAAGGCGAGGTCTGCAACCGGAAGTTGTGTGTTGGTGATCTTGGTCCCGGAGG